ACCAAAGGGTTATCATTGGATGAAAAAAGGTAATTCATATAAACTTATGAAAGGAACTTACAAACCACATAAAGGTGCAGTTAAGGTTGCTAAGTTTGCAGTACAAAAAAGGCATACTGGATGAAACAAGCCATCTTAGATGCTCTTGAAAAAAGGTATCAGGCTCAAATATCAGAAGCTGATGCAACTATAAAAATTTATTTAGAAAATAGTGTTGGTATTGGTGAGCATCCTCAACACATAGATGAAGTTGATAAACTTATATCTAAAATTACAGATGCTGAAGAAAAATTAAAAACATTAAAGGAGTTTCAATAATGGCAAAACTTTGTGCAAGAGGTAAGGCAGCAGCTAAAAGAAAGTTTAAAGTTTATCCTAGTGCATACGCTAATATGTATGCAGCAGGTGTTTGTTCAGGAAGAATTAAACCTAAGAAGAAAAAGAAAAAAAGATGAGTTTAAGAAAGTGGACATCTGAAAAGTGGGTTGATATTGCCAATAGAAGATCAGATGGTTCATATCCGCCTTGTGGTCGTTCAAAAGGTGAGAAAAGAAAAAACTATCCAAAATGCGTTCCTTTAGCCAAAGCTAGATCCATGAGTTCTGGTCAAAGGAGAGCTGCAGTATCAAGAAAGAAAAAGGCTGAGAGAAAGTCAAGAAAAGGGAAAAAGCCAAACTATGCAAAAACCTAAAAAGAAAACTTGGGTTAAATCAAAACAAATATTATTGAATATCGGCAAGTGTAGGTATTGCTATAAAGAAATGGTCAATACCGAATCTTTCGTTTGCTTTGCAGACAAGACAAAAGCTCATTACAAATGTATGAAAGAAGATGACGCTAAAGTTAAAACTGCTTTTGATTGGTAATTAAAGTTCGTAAAATTTTTTAGCATCTTTAAGATAATTCTCATCTAAATCATTCTTCCATCTGTAGTCATCAAAGTTAGGTTGAATGTAATCTTTTATCACTTTAGGATCAGAACTAATCTTAAGTAGGTTTTGTCTTACTTTACATCTGTGGATTATTCTTGGTATTCTTTTTTTAATATTTTCTGGTTTCAGTTCATCACAATTGTCAGCATGGAATACTTTGAAAGACTCCTCATTGATGTAGCAAAGATAAACAGGTTTCTCAAAAACAGAATAATAAAAATCTACTTGCAGTAAATGAAATTGCTCTGGTCTTTCTTCAGGTAGTTTATTTGTTAGCCAAGACCTAGTGCCATCCTTTTTAACTCTACCTTTTCTTGGGAACTTGCATTTATCTTCAATAATAACATCTCCTAATAAATCTACATATCCATGAACAGGAATGTTTATTCCATCAAACCATTTAAAAGCCTCTATCTCAGGTTTGCATTTTTCATATCCAGGTATTGTTTGATGAGCTTTATGACCATTTTCTATCATCATAGGGATAATAGTTTTATAGTATTCAAACTCATCAAACTGAGAGAGATGAACATTAATTTTTTTAAACTTTTCGTTAATCGGTGTGAACATTATTATCTACCTCTTGTTCAATAAAATAACTTATAGGTTTATTTAAATATTTAGAAATACCTATTAGTCTATCTAAAGGAACTCTGTTGATAGCTTTTTCATACTTTTGTATTTGTTGAAATGTTACATTGATTGCTTTTGCCAATTCAGTTTGAGTTACATATCTTCTTGGCATTTTTCTTAATGGATTGAATTGCTTTCTTTCCATGTGAGTTCTTGCAAATTTAATCTTCTCACCAATTTGTTTGTATAGATTATTTGTTTCCATGATTCCTTCCTTTTTAATTTAGAGTATATTATCCCTATAAAGTTTATACAACTTTTAATATTTATCTATTTAACTATAGATAAATTTGGCTGCTTTGTTGTCATTCTCTACTATCCTTCTATATGTTTTCACATATTCCTTTACAGCTTTTAAAGAGTGAACGCATTGTCTTCTCTTTTGACCATTCATTATTTTTTTATGGTTTTCTTCAAGCTGCTTATAGAGTCTAACATTATTGTTGCTCAACATTAGAGTTATTACTCTCCTCACCGATCTTTTTTATGTTACCTTGAACGAACTTGCTGTCGGTGATTTTTATTTCAGCAGTTTCATTCAAGTCCTTTGAAGATTGTGCTTTTTGAGTAGCTTCCTCAATAGTCTCACCTTCAAAATATTGTTTAACTTGAGCCTCTATTTCAAATAAAGATGTTTTCTCAACTTTTATCATTTATAGTTATGTTTCTGCTATAACCTGCAAAATCTCTTTTTAATTCGTTTCTTTCTTCAAGTTTTTTAATCAAAGAAGAAACAGAGTTCTTACTTTTATATCCCAACTCATTAGCCATTTCTAAAAAAGTCGGACTATATTTGTATTGTTTATTATAATTTTTAATAAATTGCAATAATTTGAGCATTTTGGGTGTCATAGGTCTTTTACTTTTTGTTGTTTTCATTTATAATCAACCCCCTCAAAAGTTCTGTATATCCATTAATATCGTCAAAACTATCAGCTTTATATCTCTTTGATTGCATGACCCTCCACAATTTAAGAAATACCATTATTACCCCAAAAGTTTTAACTGGAACTCTTACAGTAGTATTATTTTCTATGGAAAGTATGTCAGACAAATAATTAGCCATAATCTGGCTTGTATGGTCAAATCCTCCATAGTCTTGTTGCTTTTGTTCTAATAGCTTTTCTAAATTTTTTGTAAATTTAATATCATTCATATTCAGTTCCTAAGTACCAATCGCCATGTGTATCGACACAATAATAGCTGCCGACAACGAAACCATTATAAAATCCCAAATATCCATTATTTTCTATCTCCTTAAATTCTACTAATGCCTCAAAAATTTCGTCACAAGTGAGAAAAGTTTTTACCTCAATTTTTTTCCAATAATAACTGGTCTCACTTGTAACTAACAAAAGAAACAAATAAACAACTTTCAAACTAACTAGAAGGGAGCTGCTTGTTGTCTATTATCTTGTTTCTTATTTGCATCTTTTCTTGGTTCGTTTTTGTAACCAGAAAGAATTGTTCCAGAGTCGTTCAACCAGGCTATTAAACCTTTCTCTCCCCCTGCATCTGGGTAGTTGATTTGACCTGTGAATTTGTCATCTCCTTTAAAAAGGACACCCACTTGAGCAAATATTCTAACAAATCTTTTAGAACCAT